TCTACACGTAAGGAGTCGTCGGCAGCGTCAGATGTGTATAAGAGACAGAGACAGGTGTTATCAAGAAAGATTGTTTTGACGAAAAACTGCCAAACTGTAAGACAAGAGACAAAGCGGAAATCTTGATTGAAAAACAGTACAAAGGAGATATCGTTTCCATTTTGGATATTAAATTCAAATTAGAGAAACGTGTCATGACTGATGAACAGTTCTTACTCAATTCAGATGTCAAGAGCGAAAAAATTGTCACTGAAGCAGAATTGCAGGAAATGAAAAAGGAAGATTAGAAGGAAAAATAGGAGGAAGTTGATATGGTAGAAATTAAAGAAATGAGTAGAGAATTCACAAAGGTAGAGAAATATCTTATGACTACAGCACCAGACATTGACCCATTAAAAAATATTGATGACGGAGAATCAATTCCGGTTGACGGATATATCATTTTTAATGATGTAAAAGATAACGGGGATGTGCAGGAGATTGTAAGCATTATTACACCAGACAAGAAAGTATATTCTGGACAGTCTGCGACTTTTAGACAGTCTTTGAAAGATATTGAAGGCGTGATGGACGGTGAAAAATTCTCTATTATTAAAATTAGCGGAAAGACAAAAGCAGGACGCGATTATATTAATTGTACTTTAGACGTGTCAAATTTATAACATGATGTCGTGAGAATACCATTTTATGTTCTCTTCTTCTAAAGAGGGGTGGCTATGAGCCACCTCTTTTTTAAAAAAAAAAAATAAATGTTTCACGTGAAACATTATGGAGGTATTAAAATGAAAAAAGATGATTTTTATCATTGTGACAGGTTGTTGACGTTAAAAGATAAAAATGGGAACACACCCGATATATATATTGTAGATGGTAATAGAACAGCAGGCAAAAGCTATTCTATTAAGTGTAGACAAGTTTCTGACTTTTTAAAAGATAAATATAGACCCGAAAACCAATTTATCTATCTATATCGAAATGTAGTTGATATGAAAAACTGTGCTGATACATATTTTGGTGATATATCTGAAAAATTTGACTGTTATGTTATGACTGAAAAAAGTTTGATGAATGGGTCATTAGTACAATTATTTTTAAATGAAGAGCCATGTGGTTATTGTTTAGCTCTATCTGTAGCTAGAAAATATAAAAAAATGCGTGGCTTATTTGTAAATATCCGTTCTGTATTTTTTGATGAATATCAAGACGAAGATAATGTATATTTGCCAAATGAAGTAAATAAGCTTTTATCATTGCTTACAACTATTAGCGCAGGACACGGGAAGCAACATAGAAGAGTTATGTTATATATGGCGTCAAATACCGTCTCATTATTGAACCCTTATTATAGCGTTTTTGGGATTAACAAAATGCTAAAATATAACACTAAAATTTTACGAGGTGATGGCTGGGTATTTGAACGGACTTATAATAAAAATGCTTCAACAGCATATAAGGAAAGCGGTATTGCGCGAGCGTTTCAAGGTGCAAGTTATAACGCATACGCTAGTGAAAATAAATATCTGAATGACAATGATTGTTTAATAGGTAAACCTAGTGGACAATCACGTTATATTTGTACAATTAGATTTAACGAAAAAATGTACAATGTGAGAAGATATGATACCTATATGTATATATCAACAGGAGCAGACGAAAGTTTCCCGACACGTATATGTTTCACGAAAACTGATGTGATAGATAATACAGCTATCCGTGTAAATTCAACACATTATATTGTAACGATGCTACGAGAATATTTTAATAGAGGGTTACTTTTATTTGAAAATTTGGAATGTAAGAACATGATATTTGATGTCATATCTTTTTAATGTTTCACGTGAAACATTGACATTTTAAATTATGTCTGCTATAATTACAATGTACCCAAAATAACACGAGCATTGTAATTGATATACGCGCACATAGACAGGTAGTCTGATATCAATTTTTTGGCGTTGCGTTCCCTTTGATTCGATTATTTTGTAACGTACAACATGTTTCACGTGGACAATGTTTCACGTGAAACATTTTTTATTTACAAATTATTCTATTTGTGCTACAATAGAAAAAAAAAGGAGGTGATATCATGATACAGGAAATCATGACAATGATTAACACATTAGGCGTGCCAACAGCCGTAGCAATTGCTTCTATGTGGTATGTTAAATATCGAGAAGATAAAAACGATGAACGCCTAGAGAACTTGAATGAAGCGCATAAGCAGGAAATGACAGACATAACAGAAGCTTTGAACAACAACACGCTTGCGCTCCAAAGAATATGTGATACATTTGAGCAGAAAAGGGAGGATTAAATATGGCAGTGAAAAAAGCAGTAGACATTTCCTATCACAACGGGATTATTGATTTTGAACGATTAAAAAACGCTGTAGATTATGTTATTATTCGTTGCGGTTACGGGCAAGATACGGCATCACAAGATGATAAACAATGGAATCGAAATGTAAGTGAATGTGAAAGATTAGGAATTCCATACGGTGTATATTTCTATTCCTACGCAAAAACAACTTCAAAAATTGAGGGTGAAATTAGACATTGCCTTAGATTGTTACAAGGTCACGCGCCTAGTCTTCCTGTATTTTTTGACAGTGAAGAAAAAGGAACTCAAGGCGTAGCAAAGTACAACGCAAAGCGTTTTTGCGACGCGATGCTGACGAACGGTTACAAGGCTGGAATTTATGCTAGTAAATCATGGTTCGAGAATTATATTGGCGAAACATGGGGATATGATTTATGGATAGCTCGGTACGCGAATGTATTAGGTGTAGATAATGTGGACATATGGCAGTATTCCAGTAACGGCTCTGTTGACGGTATTAATGGAAGATGTGACGTGAACCATGTGTATAAAGACTATGGTGCTTCAAGTGCTAAACCTGTTACACCACAGGCACCTACTGTCCACGAAAAGCCAAGAAATGAGCTGATTGCACTAGGGCAACAGCACGCTATTAATTTTACAGGTGTTCAGATTGCTGTAGACGGGATTGTTGGGAGAAACACAAAAAGAATGGCAGTTCGTGTAGTGCAAAGAGCTATGAATGAGGACTACGGTTATACCATTGCAGAGGACGGTATTGTAGGCAAAAAGACAAGAGCAAAAGCAGGGAAGCATTATGTGAAACGTGGTGAAACACAATTTCTTGTCACAGCTCTTGAAATCTTGTGTTTATTGCAGGGAAAAGACCCGAACGGTGTCGAGTGTCCAGGAACATTTGGCGGAGGTCTTGCACGTGCTTGTGGCACTGAATTTGTCTACGCAAAAGATATGCTATATATGTTATAATTTTCTATTCACGTGGAACAAAATGTTTCACGTGAAACATTTTAAGGAGGATAGTAAATGCCAAATATCAATGTAGCCTATCAGTGGGCGGTCAATGCGTGCAATGCCCCTAATATTGGTTATTCTCAACAATACCGAAGAGGTCAGACCGTTAATGGTATCACTTATTATGACTGTAGTTCTTTTATTTCAAAAGCATTGACAGAAGCAGGATTTTTCTCAGTGAACCCATGGTTTACTACAAGGACAGAAGAGGGATATTTATTACAGGCAGGTTTTAAAGAAATAAATATTAACGAAGCGTGGCAAGCTGGGGACGTGGTATGGCGTAGCGGTCATACTGAAATGGTGTATCAAGGAGCAGGAGAAGGAAACGGAGGTATCACAATGGGAGCGCACAGTGGGCGTTATCCATTAACAGAACAAGTTAGCATTAATACATATATAGCGAAACCGTCAGTTTGGGCTAAAATATATCGCTATGGCGATAGTGCAGGAATGCCTCTTGAGTGGATTCACGGAAATCGTTATCTAACAGATGATGAAATGAAAAATAATGCCTATGTATTCTATAGCACAATGTTCTTCAAAGATTTCACCTTGAACGCAATTGCAGGAATGTTAGGCAACATGGAAATCGAATCAAATATTAACCCCGAACTATGGCAATCATTAAAAGAGGGTAACTATAATGGAGGTTATGGTCTTGTACAGTGGACACCAGCCACAGTCTATACAGATTGGGCGAACGCTCACGGGTATGATATCACAGACGGTTACTATCAATGTATTTGGCTAGATGAAGAAACAGTAAGTAGTGGACAGTGGATTGAAACAACGAAATATCCTATATCATGGGAAGAGTTTCGGAAGTCCACGAAAGAACCCGATTATCTAGCGTCTGTATTTTTAAAGAATTTTGAACGCGCAGGGGTGGAAAAAGAAGAGGAGCGTAAAAAGAACGCATTAAAATGGTATGCATATTTGCAGACATTATCACCATACCCAATCCACCCTCATACAAGAAAAAGAAAAATGCCTCTTTACTTTTTTATGCCATGGTGATATAATGAAAACTGTAAAAGGGTGACACTAAATATAAGGAGGTAAACTATTATATGGATTTTGAAGAAGCTTTAAACGAATTAATAGACGCAATTACAGACGTCGAAGAACACGGTGACGCTATTGAAATCTTACAGAATTACGCGAGTGAAAGAAGCGGTGAAACTGACAGCGAGTGGAAAGACAAGTATATGAAACTCGAAAGTGAGTACAAAAAACGATTTAAGGAACGCATGAAAGAATCAGCAACCAATGCAGGTGACGGAGAAAAGAAAGATGAAAAAGAAGAAAAAATAACCGTAGAAGAATTGGATTTTAACGGTAAGACAGAATAAGGAGGTGCTATTATAAATGGCAGATGCAACAAATAAAAATATATTAAAAGCAGTAAAACAGGAACTTTCTTTTGAAGTTCAGAATCATTTACCTGTAGAAGTCTCAGACAACTTACAGGGTGTATATGATAACATTCTTAACTTTACCCCTGTTAGAAATGAAATCGTTCCGTCACTGGTTAACCGTATCGGTATGCAGACCGTAGACAGTATTGCTTGGAGAAATCCATTAGCAAGGTTCAAAAAAGAGCCTATGCGATATGGAGAAACGCATGAAGAAACGTATGTAAATATGTGTAAAGGACGTGTCTATGATTCACAGGCAGATTATAAATATGCATTTCAGCAATATCAGGCTTACATTATGAGTGTATTCCATAATGTAAATCTTGAAATTCAGTACCCTATTACGATTACATATGACAACTTGAGAAAAGCTTTTACAAGTGAGTACGGTATTCGTGATATGATTATGGCAAAAATGGAGAGTGCTATCACCGGAGCAAACTGGGACGAATATCTCGCTATGCGTGATTTAATTAATGTCGGATATGAAAAAGAGGTGCTACCAGCAGTGACCGTTAATTCGGTTGTTGATGAAGCATCAGCGAAAAAATTATTGATTGAAGTCAAAAGAGCAGTTGGTGAGTTTGGTTTTCCGTTACCAGAAAACAACCCAGCAGGCGCAACTTCTCACGCAATGCCTACTAACCTAATTTGGATTACAACTCCTGAAGTGAATGCTCAGATTAGCGTTGACGCTTTAGCATATGCGTTCCATATGGATAAAGCAGACGTAGCAGTTCAGACGGTCATTGTAGACAAATTTGCTAATGATGCAATACAGGGCGTTCTCTGTGACGTAAGATTTTTCAATGTGCGAGACCAGTTCAAGGAAATGACCGACCAAAGACTATCGAATGTGCTATCATGGAACTATTTCTATACACAGGTAGAAATGGTAAGTGCAAGTCCGTTCTATCCAATTCGAGTATTTACGACTGATACAGTTGTTGATACTCCGACACTTAATGTAACAGCAGGAACTTACACAGCAGGACAGACACAGGAAGTAGAAGTAACGGTAACAGGAGGTACAGGAACATACCACCAGAATTTAGTGACACTGGAAGTTGACAGTGGTGCTACTTCCGCGAAAACGTATGTAATTCCTGGAACACATCTCTTACATACAGGAGCGGACGAGACAGGAACTATCGTATTGAAAGCGATTTACAGACCAAATGAAACAATCACAAAAACAGCAAGTTTCACAAAAGAGTAAATTTAACGGAGGTATTTATCTATGATAAATTTACCAGCGCAAGGAGGGGTTGCACCACGCAACCCCGAAACAAAATTGCGGTTATATAGTGGTGTGCCATGGTCTGATGAATATGAACACGTTAGATTATACAACTCAAAAGAGGACTTATTGAACCATTTAGAGACTTACCGAAAACATATCAATGGAGTTGACTTGTCACACCTTGCACCGATTAAAGTAGGAAATTATGATATCCGTGTACCGTTCACAGAGATGAAAGCACTTAATCTCAATTATTTAGCTTTTCAAAATAGTGGTATTTCTAACGAGTGGGTTTTTTGTTTTATCAACTCTATCGAGTGGTTATCTGAAAAAACAACTAGAATTAACTTTTCTTTAGATGTTTTTCAAAATAATTTTTATGACGCAAATATCAAGCCTTGCTTTGTTGAGTATCATCATATCCCTAGAAGTGCAGACGCGATAGGCGTAAATCTAACACCTGTCAATATAGAAACAGGTGAAACAATTGTATCACGTCATAAAAAATTAGATTTAACGCCAACAGAGTGTTGCGCTTTTGTAACAAGAGGAACAGCCGAACAGAGTTGGTTTGAGGGTCGTGTAGAAAATGGTGTATATTGTTGGGGTAGTATTGGACATTATGATGTTACTACAGAAGATGGACTAAAAGGGATTAACACTTTGTTGGAGGATTACAACAAACAAGGCGCGCAAGATGCTGTTATAGGGTTATTTATGTCTCCTAAATTATGTACACTTGCTTTAGGCGGAAAAGAGATAAAACCTAAAATAACATCTATGCAGATATCTGATAATGTGTTTGAGGGATATAAACCAAAAAACAAAAAATTATATTCCTATCCGTGGTTATTCTGTTTGGCTGACAATAATCAAGGAAATACACATATCTACAGATATGAGTATAGCTACAACAGAGATAAAGCTCTTGAATTTGACAGCTACGGAACAATTGCAACATTACCGCAAGTTTTGACAGCGCCGAAAAACTATAAAACACGTGAAGATTTAGCGCATGGTTTAATGAATGAAGCACTCATTAACTCATCTTTTCCGATGTGTTCCTTTTCATCTGACACTTACAGAGCATGGTTAGCACAAAACAAAAGCTCTATTGCTCTATCACAAGTTCATACCGCTGTAGATGCTACCATAGGAGCAGGCACAGCAATAGCAGGATTGGCAGGTGGTAGTTTACAGGGAGGGATTAACGGACTTGACAAAACAACAAACGCTTTTTGGGACGCACTCGGAATGCTAGCCAATCAAACAGACAGAGCTAGAAATGCAGGAGTAACACATGGAAAAGCCTTATCAGAAAATGTGTTGACAGGAATTAAAGAGTGTGGAGTTGATTTTTATGAAATGTCATGCAAAAGGCAATTTGCAGAAATGGCAGATAGTTTTTTCGAGCAATTTGGTTATCCCATTAATAAAATAACAATGCCTTATTTGCGTTCCCGCTCAAATTGGAACTATGTAAAAACATCTCACTGTGGTTTTACAGGTGGCATTGACTTAGACCAGTTGAAAAAATTGAGAAATATATTTGACAACGGAGTTACCTTGTGGCATACTGATGATATCGGGAATTATAGTTTATCCAACGACTAAGGGGGTGAATGTAAATGAGGAATCCGTTAAGGGTTTTTGAAAGAAATATCAACAAAAAGAAATGTAGTGATATTGAAACAATTAAATCTATATTCTTTTATGATATTTTCGATATATTTGTAAATAGATATACATGGAACAATCTACCAGAAGAAATTTTGCCAATGTATATTGAGCAAACTCTTTTTTGGAATGGTTTGGGTGTATTCATCAAGGATGATATTGCGGGGTATGCTTTTATGAAAGTTTCGTTATCTGGGTTACCCGATATTTATAATATACCCGAAGATAGAATTGCTTACACAGCTAACGGTTATATTGAAGAATACGGTAAAGAAAATAGTTGTATCTTGTGGAATAACTACTCTACTATGCCATATTACTATAAAGCGTTAATGTATGCCGAAGCTATGGCAAATACATGGAAAACAAAAGGTATCAATATGTATGCACAACGTACGCCTGTTGTACTTTCTTCATCAGATAATGAAAAAATGAGTTTTGAAATATTGGGAGAAATGTACGATAATTATTTACCTGTGTTAAAAGTGTCCGATTCATTAAACTTGAAAGACATAAAAGCTTTAAATATGGAAGCTCCTTACATTGTAGATAAATGTGAGCAGGAATTAAGAGATTTATGGTCACAGGTATTGACATCCTTAGGATATGAAAGTAACCCAGTAGAAAAAAGTGAACGGCTTGTAACTGGTGAGACAGCCGGAAACAACGGTCAAATTGAAGCAAACAGAAACGTAGGTCTGACTTTAAGAAGAAGATGTGCGAGCGCTATCAATGAATTATGGGGCCTTAACGTGACAGTTGACTTTAACAGTGGATTGCCTACTATGATGAACGGATATGTGCCAGACAAGTATATGCAAAAAGGGAAAGAGGGTGACGTAATTGAGTAAATACACAACAACAGTTAAAGAAATTTGTGAAAGTTTTATCCCGACCCAAGAACTATGGAGCATGGACTTACCCGTGCAAAGAATTATTGATAAAACACAGGGCAAATTTTTTGACTTCGATTTTCCTTTTTATTCTGAGGATAGAAAAGACTTGTATACTTTTAAAACATATTTTTTACTTAGATACTGGAATAATTATATAGGTTTTGAAGCATTGGGAATGTGGAAAACCGCTTTTATAGCGAAAATGTATGAACTTATTCCATATTATACAAAATTGTATGAAGCAATTCAAAATGATGACCCTTTTACAAATATAAATGTGACATTCACAGAAGCAGAAAAAGGAAACGAAAAAACAACAACTAAATCAACAGATGCAGGAAATAGCGAAGTAAAAAACAACCAAAACTACCAAAATATTGACAGTGACAACCCACAAGTTACAGTTGCTACACAAGACTATGCAAGTGGTATGAGTAGAGGTGAAACCGTCAATAATACTACAACAACAGCAACCAATAACCATGCAGGAAATGACAACAAAGACAGCAAAAGAGACAGAGAAACAAAAGAGATAGGATTAAGAGGTAAATCAACAAGCGAAGCTATCGAAGAGTATCGCGAGCAAATACAAAACATAAACCGAGAACTTGTAGAAGCTTGTCGCGATTTATTCATGAAAGTTTGGTAACAAGGAGGTGAAATATATGACAAAAGAATTAAAGCCTTTAGTTCCTCTAATTTGTTGTGATGTACCTAGCGTATATAGTAACAAACAGAGTTATTATGAGTGCCTATGCTATATTGGTTATAAAGTTAATGAGTGCATTAACGCAATCAATGGATTTACAGATGCTTATAAACAGTACACAAATGAAAAAGTTGAAGCATTAAAAATATATGTTGACAAACTTAATAGTGATATCTATAAACATATCACAGAAGTAGAAAAAAATATCCGACAGGATATGAACGATAAAGACAAGGAACTTGACGAAAAAATAAATAAGGTTCAAACAGATTTACTTGAGAAAGTAAACACGCTTAATGTTCTTATTTATAAGCTAAATGCAGAAACAAGAGAATATATTGATAGTGAAGTCACAAAGCTCTATGAATATATAAAATTTTATGTTCCTAATAATATAAAAGTGCTTAACCCTGTAAAGGGTTATTATACTAGCTTAAATCAAGCGTTAAGTGATATGTATGACAATCTTAGATATTATGCTTTAACTTGCGATGAATTTGATGCATTAAATTTAACTTGTTCAGAGTTTGACGGATTATTCCTTAGTTGTACAGAGTTTGACTTGTACGGTGCAAAAAGGTTCCGAGTCGACAGCAATTTATATATGCATAACCCCTTTACAGGTGAGTATGTTTTTTATAAAGATGTTATATATCAGCTTGCAGAGTTACACTTTAATAACCCTATCACAGCTAGAGAGTTTGACAATTTATTATTGACAGTAGCAGAATTTGAAGATAAAGCTTTAAGTGCTTACACATTTGACAGCAACGCTAAAACAGCGTTACGATTATAAATTAAGGAGGACAAAAATTATGAGTTCAACGAACAAAACAACTTATTATGATTTAAGCCAGTATATAGGTACTGACAAACCGACATATTTAGGTGATTATAATTCTGATATGTCAAAAATTGATGGAGCTATTCACGGTGTGCAGGAAACAGCTACAACAGCTAATCAGACCGCAGGAAGTGCAGAAGCTAAAGTAGAACTTGCTAATCAGTCAGTTGAGACTTTAAAAGGTAGAGTCGGTGTGCTTGAAGGAAATATGTCTAATTTACAGGAAAAAGACACCACACAGGACAGCGCAATAAATGGTGCGAAACAGACAGCAGAGAACGCAAACGCGACAGCTAATAATGCGTTGCAGTCTGCTAATACCGCAAATACTAAAGTTGATAGTGCAAAATTTAACGGGTGGAAAACTCTTACAAATGCGCACAGCAATCTATATGTTGATGTCGCTAAAATGATGTTTAATAGACAGTTAAATTTATTAGCGTTTGACCTTAACTTAACTACAACGACTGGACTAACAGAATCAGATATTGCTTTTAAATTGCCTATTGACATTTCAAAACCAAATAAAACAGTTCGGGTAAGAAGTTGTTGTCTTGACTTACTAAATGATACAGGCTCGGGATTCGACAAGATTGCCGTTAGAGATATCGTTATTGACACTGATGGATATGTTCATGCGGCGATTGAAGGAAATAGCAGAGTATATTGTAGTGGTGTATTTGCTGTAGAATCATGGTAAAAAATAAATATTTAATTAGTAAAAATATAACCTACCATTAGGTGGGTTATATTTTTTCGTGCTTTTTTAATCAAATGGGGGACGTGGTCTCATTGGGAATAACCTGTCTCTTATACACATCTCCGAGCCCACGAGACAAGAGGCAATCTCG